GGGTAGTCACGATCGTGATCACCGTGAGGTGATGTGCTCGCCAGCAAATCCTGTAAGGACTCTGCTCGTGTATACACTGAGTAGAGGGGTGAAACGTAATCGCCTGGGTAAATACTTACCTTTGTTAAATCAAGGCGGCGAAACATTTCGAAAGAGACACCACCGTAACCACTCCTTCTTTGTGCTCGGTTTTTGAATCGGGTCCAGTCAGAAGTACCGACTAGGACACCATCTCCATAACCGTCGGGCCCAAATAGGCGCAGCTCCGTCGGGATACACTGTAGTGCCATTTCTGCAAGTTCGGTATCATACGAACGTGCAAAGAAATTGTGTATCACGTAGAGTTGTTCCGCCGACATGTTGTTTTTTACATACACGGGACGGATGTTGAAGCCCTTGTAGTAATCAGCACCACAGCTTTCACGGAAAGGACCATAACCACACTTAGATTCATTTATCATGAACCCGCATGCGGTCAGGAGCTCTCTGACATCACCCTCGAATTCTGAGGGACAGATGATGTCATCTCCGTAAGCACGTACGTTATCACCTTTCCCGCCACAAGCGGCGAATGTGAGTGCGTAAAAGATTAGAGTTTCGAGAGGGAAAGTGAAACCGTTTCCCATCGAGCAAAACATCTCCAATCTAATGTGGTGACCCCTGTAAGAGGTGTCGCGGCAACCGGCGTGCATCAGAAGTTGGTACCATTCCTCTGGGAAGAGGAAGCGGACCAACATACGCGCGATTGTCGCAGACGCTGACTTTAAATCTAGTGTTTGGATTAACCCGGTGAGAGAACCCACGCGGGCCAGTTGCTGGTTAAGCTCCTGATTCCGAATATCTAGACCTACAACTGAACGTAGCCGACCTTCGATCCACTTCCCTAACCCCAGTTGCAACAGGGTGTTGAGAGTTGGTTGAATTTCGATAAAACGGTCGATAACTGCGTTCTTAGGGACGGCGACTAGCTTACTGGGTGATAAGTCCAGCATGATTTCACTAAACAGTTCACCGTTTTCGTCCATAGACCACGTGCTCGTATGTTCATTGAGCCAATGTGGAATGGTGCGAAGGAACGAGTTTAACCATGGACTGTTTGCTAGTTCGTCGCTACACGTCGGCCTATCCGCGAGTTTCATTTGCGGACAAGCGCTTTCTTTTTTTACCGTGGTTGTGGCACCAGGTCCGAAGGACAACTTAAGCTGACTTAGGCGAGGGACCGGTCCGAGGATGGTACGGATAAGCTTCTTCGCACGTAACAACTGTGCGTAAGTAGTGGGTGAAAACCCATCCGGTACACCTGTTTTGGACCGAAACCTGTTGTTCGTCTGTAAGCAGTTGACCTCCGTCTCACAAAGATTGTCATACGCGGCCATTTCCCGTTCATGCGCATCCCTTACGGGAAGCGTGGGAAGTTTGCTGTAGAGGGCAAGGATCTGCCGTACCGCAATGAGATGGGACACGTCCCACTCAGCGTTGTAGTCAATTTTGTAAGCAAGCAAGTCAGCAAACCTACCCTCCCGGACAAGTCCGAGAAGGTGCTGACCCACTTCGCCGCATCTCGCGGCAAGAGCTGATGTGAAGCCTTCCAGGATACTGAGAGTCTCACCAGTACTGCGCTCTTCTAACCAATCATGTGTTGTTTTCATGCTAGTCCTTTTAGGGAGTTGGTTAAGCGTCTGCCATTTTAGGAGT